CAGCAGAAGTTACCCATTGAGTTATAGTAACTCCTGTTCCTGTATCTTTTAAAGAACCCCATTCTAAAATAGCAGTTACTTTAAAATCTCCAGCAGTATTTGCATACAAACCTGATGCGTTTCCAGACCCATCAGATAATTCTTTTAATGTAGCAGTTAATGCAGCATTATCAGTTGTTTTTATAAGACCGGGATAAGTTGCCGATATTTTAGTATTGAATAAAGTTGCCATAATTATTTTTTCTTAGTTTGTTTTTTTAAAAATGCTTTTAATTTTTCTACATTTTTTATATTTGGTTTTGCTGACCAATTAAAATATCTTTTATAACTCATAAAACCCAACCATTAAAGAGTGCGTCTTGACTTGGGTCTATATCATCATTACTGTTTGAATAGTATTTTGGAAATAAGTTTTGATTAAAATTCATATAATCAATAAATCTTCTTGAATAGTATTCTGCGTATTCTCTTGCTTTAGCAACTAAATAATCTAATTCTTCTTTTGATGCCGATTCACTATTTTCTGATCGATGCTTAAATACTCCGCCATTTTTTATTTGGTACGCTGCAAAAGGGATATAGTCTACTTGAGTAAACCATATTAACATTGGTTGAATATAATCTACCATTAAATTATAATGATTTGGATTAAGTAATTCTGTTAATGTTCCTGCTGTAATCATTCCTTCAAATTCTTGATACAATTCAGTTCCTAAATAGTTTTGAATGTGTATAGTTTTAGAAATACGAATGAAGTATATAAACTTATTTGTATCAACATTTCCATCAATTAAACTATTGCGGACAAGGTCTGTTCTATTTATAAAAAGTGGTTGTGCCATATCTTTTTTTTAATTTGGGTATTTTCCTTTTCCCGGTAGTCTTGTTGTAGCAATAGCTGCATCTTTATAGCCGATAGGGTTTTTAATATAACTAGCAGGAATTGTTTTTGTTTTATTATAATTCCCTAAGTTTTCTGAAACTTCTGTATTACTTGCTAATCTGTATAAAACCTTAACCCATTTATGCTGACAATAAACACCACCTTTAAGAGTAAATATATCATATCGTAAACTTGGTTCGTGTCTAAATTCAACATTAACATTTGCTGCATAACTAGCATTATCAATATCTTCAAGACGCCAAACAACACCTTGTGTACTTAAATTCATCATTTGTGTACAAAATGCTCTTGATTTACTATTGCTTTTATTTACACCTTTACGATATGTGTACCTTATTCTATATAAACCATTTTTAGAATCTAATCTACTTTGTTCTGATCCATCATTTACACTGCCTACATTGTTTTCTGTTGCTGAAACCAACCCTATAATTCTTTTAATTTTACTTAAAGTAGTTTCAGGCTTTTCTTTAATTAAATAATTTGCCCAATCTTCATCACTATATTCTGAATTTGTATCTTGCTCTGCTACTTTTATCCAATCTTCATTTAATTTAACTGCTGAATCATTTAAAGTTCCTAAAACAACCTCAACATCATCTGAGGATAAGTCAACTGGATGAGATTTACAAGGCATATACCACGTTTTTTCATCTTCTTTGTGTTCGTGATAACCTTCACATCCTTGTTCTTTAGCTTTTGCTTCTGCTTCTTCTTTTGTCTCATACACTTCTGTTCCATCTATTTTTTTTAGACTAAACTTTTTCATTTCAACTCCTGTTTCTTCTTCTATATCTTCTTTGTCTTGTATGTCAGTATCAACTTCAGTAAATTCTAAGGGCTGTAACGTGATAAAATATAGTTTTAAAGCGATATCGTTGTAAGCAAGTAGTTTATCAAAGCATTTTATTAAAAGTTCCTGAAAAGGTCTTATAACAGTATTATCCATTAAAATACTGGCATTTTTAATTTCATCTGCATTACTAGAAAATCCTGAAGCATCTTTTATTCCTAATAACATAGGAGAAACAATCCTGTGAGAAACAAGAATCTTTCTAGTTGATTCGTCTGAAAGGAATTGATACTGCTGATGGGCATCACTTAATTGAACTGGAGTTATTTCTGCTTGACTTTCTTTATTATCGTTAAAAGCAAGTATAAATTTACCAGCATTAGAACTTCCTGAGAACTTCTGTGCTATCCTTTGTTCTATTAATTCTCTTTGTTCTTGATTAGGGGTACCATTATTGAAATTTATAAGCATACTCGGAGCGAGGCCCTGCATTATATTGTTAAGATGATAGTTGCTAATCTCCTCCTCTAACTCTGCGTATTGAAGTCCTCCCTGATAGTCAACAGGCGAGTAGTAATAAAAACCTGCTTTGTAAGGTTTAATGTAATATATTTCTATATTCTCTTTACTTGTACCATATGCAGGAATTCTTAATGGCTTGTCCGAAGGTTTAATATTAAGCCAATCATTAAAATAATAATATCCTTCTATATCTCCATCTTCATTAGCTTTTTCTGCTCTTAAAGTTTCAATAGGAAAGTGTTCACACATTGAAATTTTAGTTCTTGCTTTGTTATAAATAACTTGTATTGCAGCTTGACCCATTAACTTTAAATCATAACATACTTTTTGAACCATATCAGGATTTAAAAGTGTTATCATCTGAGCATACTCATTAGGTTTCCTTGAAGCATCAGTAGCATTTAAACCTTTTCCATAAATTTGTTGACTTATTCCATTTATAGCAGCATTATTTGTTGGAGAACCATTATAACGATCAATAAGGAATTGGAAGTAATTATTATCAGCACCATACTGAACCCAATCCCTTTGTTTAACTTCAATTATTTCAGGACTTGTATATGTAGCTAAATTAACAAAGCTAAATTCTGAATAATTTTTAGCAAAGCGACCTTGATTATCTCTTTTTGTAGTTTTTTTCATAGTTAAAATACCTTATATGTATTATCAAAGGAATTAAAAGTTTTATACACATCCAAATTTAAATCGTAATATTCGTCTTCCATTTGGTCAATTTCTTGGTCTGTACAGAATATTCTATCTCTAAATAAAGTAACATCAGTTGTTCTATCTACATTCCAAAAAGTGTTATCATTTTCCCATAATTGATAATTTGTATTCCAATAGTTATAATCATTATAAAATCTAATATTATAAAAATGACCTTCAACAAGAATAGGATTAAATACTTGAGTAAATGTTAAATAATTTACATTGGTTGTTGCTGTTGTAATATTATAATAAACAGGAATATTAGTACTATCATCAGTTATAGACATAGTAAACTCTGCTCCATAAATTCTAGGGATAACATTAAACGTTTGTGCAACCGCAGAAGTGTTAAAAACTATCATTACTTATATAACATTAAAAAGAAGTAATTTTGTAAAATATAATAGCAAAAAAAAAGCACCCCGAAGGATGCTTTAATTAAATATATAAAATATAATTATGCAGTTGGGTCTATTTGATCCGCTGCTGCTGTAATTAATCCTGCATCTAAGAAATAAGGGGCAGTCTCCTCCATTGCTTCGAAAACCATCGTAAATCCTGAAAGATCGCCCGGAGCCGCTCCAGTTACTGAAGTGCCACTAACTAGTTCGCATCCATTTTCAAATCCACATAGGAAGCTATTTCCGTAGTAATCTTCTACCACAACATAAGGTCTTCCTAGTGCTAAAATTTGTAATTCTGCTTGAGTCTTAGCATCTAAAAATGTTAATGTTAAATTTAAAGATTGTGTGTAAAAAGTTGTTCCTGTATCTCTAGAACTTGCAACAGCAGTTTCTAAAGAAGATGGACCTTTTACATCATATTCATACCAAGTAGGACTGCCTGTTAAAGCAGTGACTTGTTTTGTTGTTGCATCGACAGTTACAGCAGTTAATGCGCCGAAATCTGCGAAATATACCGTTTTGATCCCACCAAAACCTGACTTGCAAGGTATTTTTCTTCCTGTTGTTAATAAACACGCCATAGTCTTATTTTATTTTTTATAAAAGAGGGTAAGTATATTAAACTTACTTACCCTATTTTGGATTAATTATTATGCGTACTCTACAATGTCAGAAGAAATTCCGAACTGCACGCCTGAAGTAAACCTCATTACCATTCTAACGTTATTTGAACCATCAAGGTCAACCATATCAAGAACTCTTATTTCTTGGTTGTTATTTAGTAAACCAGTTCCAAAGTAAAGATTAGAAACTTCGGCAGCATACATTTTGTTGTCTGACATTCCCGGACATACAAAAATTTGTACACCATCAATAGTTAAAGAACCATTGTTCCACCATTGTGTTCCTTTGTTGTCAACCCCAGCATTTGAAGTAGCAGCAACTGAGAATCCGCCAAGTGCTTGAACATAAAATTTAGCTATTGAACTTGGTACATATATTCTTAATGAATCCTTCCCATACAATGTATTTGGTATGGCTGAAACAACTTTTTGTAATTCTGCAATTACATTTGCGGAATCAACGCCGCCTCCAACAGCAGCAATTTGTTGTGCAGCAGGAATATCTCCAGCAGCAGCAGAAGCAGCTATAAGTTTTTCAAATCCATCAAATGAATTATTTGAAACTGCAGCAGTATCTCCTTTCCAGATATTTAATTCTGTTGATTGTGCAACTTCAGCAGCAACGTGAGCAATTAAAAAGTCAGCAAATTTAGGTGGAAGCGACTGAGATAATCCGAATCCCATACTTTGGCTTTCCCAATCATTTACGAAGTCTTTTTTACAAAGTTGTAAATTAACTTGAAGTTCAGTTGGTTGGATTATTCTTTCAGTTAATGTAATATTTGATGTTGGATCAAAATCACAAGTAGCTGGCTGAACTAAAGAACTTGTTGCAAGTTTCTTAATTACTTCTTTATAGCCAATGTTTGCTTTAACTGTTAAACCTCCATCGTTAATTGTACTCGCTGAAAGAAGTGCCGCTGCAATAAACTCGCCTGCGAACTCTCCGGCATACGAAGTTGTTATATTTACAGCAGTTGCTAATTCTACGTTTCTTAAATTACTCATTTTTTTATTTTTTATTTATTATTAATTATGCTTCTGATGCCCAGATTCCTTGTCCACCTATAATATACCATTCTGTTAATGATACTGCTCTAAGTGCTACCCAGTCTCCTTTTAAAGCTGTTGCTTTTGTGTTTTCTAAATCTTTATCTAATACTCCTGAAGCTGCAAATACAGAAGCCGCTAACGTAATACTTCCAATAATTTTATTAGTGTCTTTTGGAGAAATTACTAATTTAACTGCTGCATCAGCACCTGAGTTTCTAAAAAAAACTGTGCTTCCTAAATTACCTGAAGTAATTAAAGGTAATCCAATAGTTAAGGCATCTACTGCAACATTATGGTCATTTCCTAAATCTGATTCAGAAATATCTCCAGTTGCTGTGTAGTATGACTGTGCAACTTGGTTGCGATTTACGTCATTTGATAAATAGTTGTATGCGCTCATTTTTTTATTATTTATTTATTAATTATTATTTATTTAATCTTGATAAAACTCTGTCTAAAGCAGTACCTGTTCTGTTTTGAGAATATAAAAATCCTCTAGGCTTTACTGATTTTTTAGATTCAGGACTATGTTTAATTGGATTTGAAGATGGTTTAGATAATTCTTCTTTAACCTTTTCTTCAACTTCATTAAATTCTTCTTTAACTGTTCTTGATTTTAAAACACCTTCAGATTCTTCTTTTAAATCTTCTTCAACAACCTCTTCCATCTTACCTTCTTTATCTCCTTTTAAATCAGAAATTGCGTCTTCTAAGTTTTGGATTCTTTTTTCCATTCCTTTCCAATCTCCTACATCAGCCATTTCTTTTTCTTTCATATCATCATCTTCTTCCATTTTCTTTTCTTTATCGTCATACATATCTTCAGTAATTTCTTCTCCTTCTTTTTGTGGAACTTCATCGGAAACTTCTCTCATATCTGCGATTATTCCTTCTTCAGAAATTATAAGAAGCTGACCTGATTCCAAAATATACTCTCCAACTGGGAGTGCTACTTTTTCTTCGTCTGTAATTATAAAAATTTCTTTGCCTTTTTCAAATGATTCTGCTTCTACAACAGTTCCATTTTCTAACTTCATTTCTTCCAATTTAACTTCGATGTCAAGAAGTGTTTTAATTTTGTTTAACATTTTAGTACTTTTCATAATTATTTATATAACATTATTAATTTTAAATTTTGTATTATTTCTTTAACTTATTTTAGTAATTGATCCAATTCCTTGCGCCCATATTGAACCATCACAACATTCTCTTGAATAAGTATTTTGATCTGGACAAAGACAACCACGTTGACCTCCATTTTGAGAACTTCTTGCAGGAATATAACCTGCACTATTTGGACCTATATTTTTTCTTATTTTATTACGCATCAAGTAAAATGTTTTTTATTGATTTAAGTAAAACATCATCTTCAGATTCAAACTTTTCTTCTACTTGTTCTTTTGGAGATTCCATTTTATCTGCAAAATATCCTTCAATACTAAATCCTTTTACTTTATTTGTTTTTACATATTCATTCCAAATTTCATCATTGTTTACTTTAACTGTTCCCATCCAAGTTCCAATAGGCACATTTAAATTATATAAACGGCTTTTGTCTTGAGTTTCACTTTCAACGATCCAAGATTCTACAAGTGTTAATCCACTTAATTTATGTTGGTGTTCTAAAGTTGAATTGTTTTGATTACCATTTTTTAAATATAATTGAGATGCTTTTGAAATAGTATCTTTAGAGAAGTAAATATAATATTCATCTTCTCCTGTTTTCCTATAAATTGGTTTGTTGGGAACAAGTAAAGCACCCATTAAAAGTTTCTTATCTTTAGAAACTTCTGCTAATTTTATTTCTTGATTTTTTAAAGCAACAAAATCTTCTTCAATGGCAGGGGATTCAACTATTGAAATAGCCTCTATTCCAGATTCTTCTTGTTCTTCGTCAAGAACTAATTCTATAATTCTCATATTTATATAACATTTTAAAATTAAATATTTGTATTTATATCGTTGCTCCTTCAACAATATTTCTTTCTAAGCCTTGTGCTGTGGTTACATCGTTTGAAACTACATAAGCCTGAACAGGTTGTTGTTCTTGTTGTCCTATTACTGATGCCAATTGATTTGTGTCGCTTGAGCCAACTGTATTAAACGATGGAGGTAATGATGGTGTTGCTCCTGCTCCACCACTAACTGTTGGACTTGGTGTTGCTCCTTTTCCGTCTGCTTTAGTTGATGCTATCTTTTTAATCTGAACAGCACTAAATATTCCTGCTAAACCTGCCTGAATATATGGGTAAGCAGGGAATGTTGCAGTGATTGGACTTTTTTGAGCGGTACTGTAAGCATTTTGTACACCTTCTATTCCTGAAATGGTTGCTTGTCCTATTGCCATTGCCTTACCTATTGCAGAGCCTTTTCCTGCCACTTCTTGAATTAAAGCCATTGATTGTTTAGCAATATTTAATTTAGCGTTAGAAACTGCCTTATCTCTTGCTTCATCATTTTTAGCATCTTTATTTTTACCAATTTGAATTTGTCCATTCCAATAAGCAACAATTTTAGCCTTTTGTTTTTCTGTTGCTTCTAATTTATCTAAATCAGCAATTGCTTTATCTGCTTCAAATTGTGCTTTTTCTTCTTCTGTTATTGCTGCAGCCTCTGCTTCTTGTTCTTCAAATGCTACCTGTATTTCTTTTATTGCATCCAACCTTGCTTTTTCTTTTATTGCTGCATCTGAAATTACTTTATCTGCTGCAATTTTATCATCTTCTATTTTTTTATCAGCAATTTTTGTCTTTTCTGCTGCTGCTGCTTTTTCTTCATTTAAAGCTGTTGTGATTTGTGTTTGAAGTAATCTTTGACTTCTAAGTTTTTTAGTATCTAAATTTATTAATTCAGCTTGCATTTTAGCAAGTGCATCTTTTGCTTCAATAGTATTTAAACCTTGCTCCATTTCTAATGTCTGAGCATCTACTAAAAGTTGTTTAGCTACAATTTCTTTTGCTGTTATATCTTCTTCTATCTTTTGTGCTTTTCTTAATAAAATAATTCTTTGTGCTGCTGTTTGGTTTTCTCTATCTTCAGCTTTTAATCTTATATCATTTATTTCTCTATTTGCTTCCGCTCTTTCAACTTGTAATGCTCTTTCTATGTGATGTGCTTTTTGTCTTGATTTTGTAACTTCTCCTGCAACTTGAATTTCTTTTTTTGTTTCTTCAATAAAATTTGTTGCTGCATCTTTAGCATCATTAAAGCCTTTAGTTACTGTTCCAATAGGGTCAGCTATAAACTTTTTAAATCCATTTTTAAAACTTTCAAAAGCCTTCATAGGACTTGTAAAGACTTCAATAATAGTTTTTCCTAAAGCAGCATAATAATCCATTATTTGATTTACTACTGCTCCAAGCATTTTTAAACCTACTTGTAATTTTTCTTGTCCTTCTTCACTTCTTGTAAATGCTGCAATTAAAGATGTTATAACAACAACAAAAGCACCTATTCCTGTTGCTATCCAAGCAATTCTAAGCAGTTTCATTCCTTTAGTTGCACCACCTATACTCTTAGCAAAACCTTGAAACCCTGAAATAGCACCACCAGTTTGTTTATCAATCATTCCAAGAACACCTGTGTATTCTCTTTGTTCTTTTGTTGATTCTTTTATTGCTTTGTTTTCTTTAGTTCTTGCTTTATTATTTTCTTGGAGTCTTGTTTTTGTTCTTTTAAGATTTTTATTTTGTTCAGCAATTTGCTCATTATATTTTTTAATTCTATTGGCATCTTTTTTACTTGTTTTATCTCTTAAATCTTCAAGTTTTTCAATTTGCCTTTGAGTGTCTTTTATTAAATCTTCTTGCTGTTCAATAGTTAAATTGATTTCTTCTAATGCTTTTTGTGCTTGTTTAGTTTCAGCACTTATTTGAATTACTTTTATTATTGCCATTATAATGCTTCTTTAATTTGTTTATATGCTTCACTCCAAGTTGTAGCAAGTTTGTTCTTTCCTTTTGCTATTTTAATATTCTCAGTTTCTTTATCTACTGTTTTAAGTAGACTTATTATATCTTTAATCATACTTTGTTTAATAATTCTAATGTTGCTTTTCCTGATATTAAATTAATGTTTGCAGTATTAATTATATAGTCTTGATTATTAATAGTCATTACATCATTCATTTGAAGTTTATAAATTATACTTAATGGCAAATAAGCACTTACTTTAGTAATCCTTCTTTGTGTATTAAATACATCTCCAATATATGTTGAATAATAATTAGCAAATAAAGTTCCATTAAAACCACTTGCACCAGTATATTCATTTATTTCAGCATTAAAATTTATATTATTTGTGCTTGTACTAAAGGCAAGTTCTTGACTATTAGATGGTATTATATAATCATCTATTGGGTCGTGTGAAGTTAAGGTTGTCATAAAAGATATTTGAGTTCCATTAGTTTGTTTAATAGGATAAAATAACAATGGTTTTCCTAAATAACTTTCTTGATTATCATCTACAAATCTTCCATATTGTACGGTTGTTGAAGCATTATTTGATTGGTCAAACAATCTTTCATATTGCATATGTTCAAATGGTAATGCTATTGTATAAGAATTATTAGGTCCAGTAACTCTAGTTCCTCCAGAATATTTTAATGCTCCCCAGCTAGTACTATTTTCTTGAGAAAATGTTGCTGCTAATAAGGTTTCAATTCCCATATATGCAAAACTTATTTCATTATAAGGCAACCCTACATTTACTTGACTTTTATCTACTGATATATATTCAGATATATCCCAAGTATTAAAATTAGTAGAATAAAATTCGTCTAATGTTTGTATTTTAATTTTACCAAAATCAACATTTGTATTTCCATTTACTAATAAAGGTTGATTGTCATAATAAGCAGTTAAATTATACATACGGAATAGACCATTCATAAAGTCAATAACCTTAATTGTTGGTATTTGTTCTGTAATTACAAATTCAAAATCTAAAGTTGCATCAAATTCACTTGTTGGGGAAGTTTCCCAAGTTGTAGCCCATCCTGTAGGTGCTTGTGGTTGTTGAGCATTCCCTGCTAAATCCCACATTATATTTGTAAATGTCATTGCAGTTGCAGTTCTTATATTTATAGAATAAGTACCTACTGTTAATATTCCAAAACCTCCTGAAGTGGTTTTAGTAAAACTTCTTGACCCTGCAGCTTCTGTTGAACTCCAATATATAGAACCATTTCTCCATAATTCAACCGTATAAGGAATTGTAGTATAACCTGTTTTAACAAATAAATCTAAAGTATTAGTCAATAAGTTTTCAAATCCTGGTTGTATCTCTAGTGTACTTCCTGTACTCATTAATGTGGCAGCCTGAACTCCACTCCAAGAAGTTTGAGTAAAAAAACTAACTTGAGTTGCTGTACTAGCAACTTGTAAAGCAGGAATTGCATTTCCTTTTTTTCTATGAAGCCACATATACAAATTATTGTATTGTTTATTTTGACTTGTAGCTAAATTAAAAAAGTCATCAGAAAACGCAGGTAAGCCATTACTTAAATAATGTGTTTGAATTGCTTGTACTATTAAATCAACTCGAATAGCATATTTTAATTCACTCCATAAGATACCGTGATTTTGACCATTTACATAATTTAAATTTCCAAAATCTTGAACACTACTATTACTGTCATAAAATAATTGCTCAGTATGAGTGATTAATGGAGTTATAATATTATCGCCTACTGCTCCTTGTAATTTAGTTTTTACATTTGAAGATGTATAATTTAAATTGTAACTATTTAACTCACTTAAATCTGACAAATCATCTTCGCCAAAAAGTTTAGTTAAATTAATAGTGTTTCCGTAGAATGTAATCTTGTAAGCATATGCTTTATTATTTTTTAATTCAACTCCATTTAAAGCAACAAACCCCTGTTTATACGGTATGTGATTTAGTTCTATATTAGCTGTTATTTTATTTCTAGCATCAAAACCATTAATTATATTAAAATTATAATAATGTTCAAATATTTTGTTATTTTCTTTACTTGCAGGAATTGTAAATGTCTTTGTAAATTCAGCAAATATTTTAGATGGGTCTTTATAATCTTGTTGAGATAAACTTATAGACACTTGTTCATCTTTAAATAAATCTATTCTTTCTCCACTTATATATAACTGTAATTTTTGCATCTATGTTATTCTATGTTATCTTATGTTATTTATGTAATCAAAAGACATATCAAAACTAAATTCAAATTGTATTAATCTATCATTTAAAGAATTTTTATAAATTAAATTACTTGTTTTTATGTTTATAGGAATTGTAATAAAGTCATTAGTTGTTTTTTCTCTAAACCTTACCCATACTTTTTCCGATAATAACATTTCTGAAAATACATCACTATAAAACTCAGGCAAATAAAAAGAGTTTAAAGTAATAGATTGAGTTGCTGTAATATTAAAATTTTGTTTTGTATGTTCATTTATAGAATAAGTTCCTGTTGAACTAATAATATTAGAATTATATGTTTGTCTTTTTGCTTTAATATCTCTTACAGCTTTTAATGTAAAAAATTCAGATTGTATTGCTCCATATTTATTTATAAAATAAACAATAAATCCATTTAAACTTGTTTCTGTATAACCATTATTTGCTGAATCTGAAGCATATTTTGTGCATTCAATTCTATTGATGTTTATTGTTGTTCCATTTATTAACATATCTGTTGCATTAAAGCCTGACGGATTATAAACAATGGTTCCGTTTAATATACTTGGTATTCTTAAAGAAATATCTTTTGGAGCATAAACTGTATAAGTTTTAGTACCTCCAACTACTTGTGAATAATTAGAAATAGCTGGAAATTCTGTTGCACTCATTTCAGGATTAGCAGCTTCATAAAAAGAACCGTAACCATCAAATCCATAATGACTTTGGCTAATTGTACTTCCAACTTGAGAACCCCCTGCATTTAAAGCATCCCAAAAACTTAATGCTAAACCTATAGTAAAGGTGGGTTGTGTTGAAGGAACTCCAGTTGTAAGAGTTATATCTAAATAATCTCTTGCTAATTCTGCCCATTCAAATAACGCTGCTGCTCCTGCTGCAACATCTTTTATTAATGTATATCTTACTGTACCATCAATTGTTATAATTAACTTAGCAGATAATGTAGTTGCAGGTGCTGTTGATGTTATATATTGGGGACTTCTTAATAATCTATTTGCCATTACTTTTTATTTATTTCTTCTATTAATCCGTGTTCTATATCTACTGCAAATGATTCAAAAAGTTCATCAGGTAAATTTTCAAATGCTTTATTAAATGGTTTAGTATAAAAGAAAGAAGGCTTTAATCCTCTATTATAAATATTACTTGCAATCACATAACCTATTGATTCATAATTTCCTTTTGCAAATTTTCCAGTAGCAACTGACTTTCCATCTACCATTTTATACTGCCTTAATCTAATGTTTTTAATTTGCGCCCAAGATGAAACACTTCTAACAAAATCTTTCCACTTTCCACTATAACTTCCACTTCCAAATCTATAAGGAGAATTAGGTGCTTGTTGTCCTTTTATTTTTGCATTAGGAGATAATCTAGTAGGGTCTGCTCCTTTTACTCCTTTGTCTTGAAACTCTCCATAATCTTGCATTGAGAATGTAAATATTACTTTGCCTTTTTGTTTATCATCAACATCATAAGTAATAGAATTATAAAGTGGCCCTCCTGCTTTTTTGCCTCTTGTAAGATTTGCTTTGGATTGGCTAACCATATATTTGCCAAAGTCATTAAACATTTTATTTAATTCTTCTAATTTCATTAACAGATACTTATGTCGTTATAAATTAAAACATCCATTGTAGCTGTCCAACCTGCTAAACTGTTTTCAAATCTATCATAAAAAGGTTCGATATTAGAATTGCCATCTAATTGGTATTTATCAAAATGTAAAGTTCCTTTCCTTAATACTTGAATAAGTTTATTTAAAACTGCTAACTGAGTATTTAAAATATCTTGTAAATCGTTATTACCTTCAAACTGGTCTATTGTTATTTCCTTTGATTGGTGGACAATATCCATTGCCAAGACACTAATGTTAAATCTTAACACTCCATCTTCCTGAGAAACATTATTAACTATAATGTGTGATAAAGGGAAGATCGTTTGCTTTTGTAAATCAACTTCAGAAATATCTCCTGTTGTTACTGTATGTACATTTACATCAGCTAGTAGCTGTGCTTTAATAGCTTCTGTTGCTTGATAAAATGCTCTTGTTCCTTGTTGGCTCATTTAAATTTTTTTTTCATTTGTTGCGCTTCTAATTCGTTTTTATCTTTCATAAAGGCTAACATATAAAAACATTGATGAAAATTTAATTCAGTGATATTTTTAATTCTTCTAACGTCTCCTTTAGATAAGGCATAAAGCGATTGATACCATCCATACTTTGCTGAAAATGCTTGAGTTCCTCCAACTGTATTGGTGGAGTTATTTTCAAAGAGTTCAGGGTAATTTCCGACAACTCCAGTCCTAAATTCAGAAAAAAAAATAAAGAACTAATAACTGCATCCATTGGCATATCTAATATTTCATCTTTAGTTTCAGGATCATAATCTTCAATAACATATTTACTTCCTACCTTAGCTTTAATAGGTCTATATAAAACATTCATTGCAACTTCTATCTTATCATAATCGCCTGTATAAGAATCAAGGTCAATATATTCTCCTAAAGTCATATCATCAAGTTTAGGAATAAAACCATATTCTTTATCGTTTAATTTAAAGGAAGTAACTAATTGAGGTTTCTCTAAAAACATTTTATTAATTGTTCCTGTAATATCTTCAACATCAACATACTTCATTTGTGTTGCTAACTTATGACTAACACCACAAAAGATTTCAATCATTTTTGCTTGGATAAAATTAATGTCGTCATTACTTTCTTGAATAGACAAGAACTTTTTATACTGTCTTAAAGTAATTTCATTTAAATGATTCGGTATAGTAACATTGATTTCCATATTTATATAACATTTTAATTAGTATAATTTATAACAAAAAAAGGGAATTATTTCTAATTCCCCAATTTAAACAAACAAAAAGTATTTTAACTAATCCAAATATTCACATTGTTTACTGCAATATCCTTCCTCATATATTGGCTTTTCACATTCAATACATTTGTATTGTGGTTCATCACAAGGTGGTGTGTTATAATTCATATTCTTTTATATCTTCTTTAAGTTCTTCTAATTCTAATAAAGCATCATTTCTTAATTCTCTGTACTTACTGTTAGCTACTTTACAATTTGCTATATGTGTTTGTAGGTTATTAGTATAAAAGAAAATGTCTATTAATAATGTTTGCATTAACTTTAACTCCTTATCATCAATATTATCATTTACTTTTTTATTAAGTAAGTCAGTAAATAATATTGCATTATTATAAAATGATAGGTCTTTAGTATTCTGTATTTTGTCCATTTATTTTAATTCTATTATTTAATAGTTCTATTATATCAACAATTTGTTCTTCTTTTTCTTTTTTAGTTAAGTTAGTTTCCTTTACTCTTACCCAAAAATGTTCACTTTCTTTTGAACTAAATAAATCTTTTAACAAAGTTCCGAATTGTCTAAGTGGCCTCATAATTTAATTGTTAAGATTATTATTGCTAATGTAGCTAATATATAAAAACCTATTAATCTCCATATATTATTTTTATCCTGTTTTAAATATTTTCTAATCATTATATAAATTCTTTAAATTGTTCTATTTCTAAATCAAATCTTTTTGCTTCTAATGCAGATAATTGTTCTTCTATAACAGGAACTAAATACATAGTGTTCATTGTTTTACAATCTTTTAAATGCTTTTTAAGAGCCTTAATATCTTTTTTAATATAATCTATTTCTTTCATTGTTTGTTTTTAATAATACTTAAAGATATATATAATATATATAACTACCAAATGTTTTAACAAATCTTTTATATTTAATCTATGTCTATAAACTCACAATGTTCTTTACAATCTGAACACATTCCTGTTTCTATATTTAAATATGGGTTTGCTCCACAGCAATTTGATACTAATTCCATTATATTTCTTTTAATGAATCCTTAATGCTATCTAAATACATTTTTTGTTGCTTATCATTTTCTTTAATCACTTGACTAATTATAAATGGCAAGTCTTTAAATAAACTATCTGTATTCCATACTAACCACCTTTCATTCTCTCCAGAATCTCCAAACCCTATATGGATTTCTCCATCAGAACATTGTAAATGATTCGTTTCGTATATGTATGTATTCTCTTTAGATTCTTTTAATTCTTTTTCTAACTCTTTAATTCTTTTTTCTAATTCGTGTATTGCTTTCATAATTAAAAACTGTTTTGTAGGTTAATGTAATCAACTTGCTTAATAGCATTTAAAGCATCTTTAAGCCATTGTTGTTGGTATGGTGGAAGGTTACCATATTTCTTAATAGATTCTAAGTTACCTATTGCTTTTCCGATTAATTTTGCGTTTTTATATATTTCCATTTTATTGTTTTTTACATTAACTTAATTATTAATATACAACAAATATATATAAAATATATTTAATAAACAAATTAATTGAGTTTATTTAAATCAGGAGCATAGTCTATGTAATTACATTTACGACATAACCACATATAACCATCTTGAGCAGAGCCAATGAAAACACAATTTCCTTTACACTTTTTACATTCTTTATTGTATTGCATATTTTCCAAAGTTAGGTCTACTTAGTATAGAGTAAGTTGCGTATCTACAAGGGTCAATGCAATGATTGTGCTTATCTTCTGGAACATTTATAAGTTTACCTGACCTGTCTTCTTTCCATTTGTAGTTTCTAAACTCCTGAATAGCATTATTAGAATCAGAAGTAATATGTATTTTATATCTTTTAAGTAAATCAATACCTGCATTAATTGAATCCTTTCCTTTTAAACTTGGGAATATATTATGACCCATCCTTCTAAGTTCTGCAATTAAACGAGGTTCAGCACTATCAGCATAAATTGGATTGCTTAATAAGTTTTGTTCTTTTAAAAACAAATGAATATCGTGTGTAGTCATTTTAGTGCGATATAAATGCTCTTTAATATATAAATGATGTCCAAGTGTATAAACAGAAACAAGTGTCGTAGGATCGTTGCTATACCCAAAATCCATTCCGTAAGCAATAAGTTTAGAATCTTCTGGAATACTATTAACTTCTGAATAATTAAATACAGTTGAAATACTTGTTGCTCTTTCTCCTAAACCATAAATTTGCCAATATTGGTCATCAGTATCTTTTAACCTTTCTATCTCTTGTTTAATAACATCTTCTAAAAAAGGATTATCTAAGTAAGTTGTTTTATGAAATTCACAGTCTTCTCTTGTTATTATTTTATCATAAATCCAATGGTATTCGTCTGAAGGATTAAAGTCTAATATAATACGTTCTTGTGTTCTAAATATTAGTTGTTGCCAGTCTTCCCAATATAATTCATTCCCCTCATTAATAAAAAGTAAATCTCTTTTTCTTCCTCTAATCTTTTGTGACTGGTCAAGTGATGTAAATTCTACTAAGTTTCCAAACAGATGATATTCACTACTTGACTTGTTATGAAACTCTTCCCTGTATATTTGATTATGTTTTAATATTTGTAGAAAATCTCTTAAAACTGTTGCTCTTAAACTTGGAAAGGTTTTACGACAGATAGTTATTATTTTATTGTTATTATTAGTACAATAATGAAAGATTATAAATAAAAGTATATTATAAGTTTTGCCTGACCTTGTTCCACCTTGCTCAACTATAATCTTTTTATTACTTCTAACTAAATGTTTGTAAACAATATTAGTCTGTATCTTCGGTTTTATCAATTATTTCTATTTGAAAGTTAGTAGGCATTCCATCAGCACCTGTAATTTCTTGTCTTTCAATATACCCCCTTTTCTTTCCTTTTGTCTTTAAATAGAATATAGTTGCTGCTGTTGATTGCTTTGATATTTGTTTATGTAATTGACTTTCTGCAAAATCTAAAGCTACATTCTGTAAGTCATCTACTTTGTTTCTAAACTCCTCATCGTTATTATACCAATCATAATATGTGGTTCTTCCTACATTTACTTTATCACAAGCATTTGTTACTATCCCTAAAGTTTTTCTAAGTGCTTCTAATAATGCTTTTTTATGGTGTTCGGTTTTGTTCATTATCTGATAGAGTTTAAAAATTCATTTCTTGCGTCTGGATCAGTTTTAAAGAATCCTAATAACTTGTTAGTTGTTGTTGATGTGTTATGTTTTTTAACCCCTCTCATTTCCATACACATATGTTTCGCAGTAAGTGATACTGCAACTCCTTTTGGTTGTAATTCATTCCACAAAAACTCAGCTACTTGTGTTGTAATCCTTTCTTGGTTCTGTAATCTTCTTGAATAGGTTTCTAAAGTTCTTGCGAGTTTAGATAATCCTACAATCTTTTTATTTGGAATATAAGCAATATGACCTACTCCAAAAAATGGTGCTATGTGATGTTCGCATAATGAATGAAACGGAATATCTTTTTGTATTATCATTTCATCATAACCTTCTCCTTCAAATGTAGTGCAGTTCCATTTAGGAGGATTTAAAAACTCTTGAAAGAATTTAACATATCTTTTAGGAGTATCTTTTAAACCTTCTCTTGTAACATCTTCTCCAAAGAATTGTAATAATCTGGTTACATTATCTTCTACAGTTTCCTCTACACTTTCTTCTTTATCGTTGTCTCTCATCTCCCAAGGAAATACTAACCATTGATTTTGAAGTTCTATTCTTTTATCTATTAAAGCCACAAAAGGTTTATTATACTTTTTATATCTTTCTTGAGTTGCTCCACTATCTATTAAGTCATCAATAATAATATCAGCATCTTCAATCTTATCAACTGCTCTGCCTGTCATTCCTGCTACTATTTGTCCTCCTCTTGGAACACCATAAAAGGTTTTATCTTTAGGTGTGTTTTCTAATATTGTATTTACTCTATCGTAAATAACTTCCCAAGTGATATATGATTTTTCCATTATACTCCAGTTTTTTTATTCCAAATGTCAATATGTAATCTTGTAGTAAAATTTAAATAATTTTTTTTTGCTATCTCAACTACTTTTATTTTATTCTTATTTAATAACTCTTGGTTCTCTCCTGCCGGCATTAAATAAATTTTCTTCTTATCTATAATTGGTAGATATAATTCTTTAATTTCTTCCCACTCATTGTTTTTATTTATTACAAATTTAAAAATTGTATTACAATGATTCAATACATCAATGACTTCAGGTTTAAATGTAAGTGACCTATCGTTACCAGAATTAAGAAGTTTAGGACTACAATTCCATAAATCAATATGAAGTAATAAATATTCATTTGGCATTATAGTTCCATTAGTTTCAACTTCAAAATATGCTTTATTATTTATTTTTGTTTTAACATATTTAATAAATTCAATTAAACCTTTTTGCTGCATCATTGGTTCTCCTCCTGTTAAAACTATATGAGCATTGTTTTTAATTGCTTTAATACATTCTTTATTTAAAACTTTATGTATTTCTTTAGCTTGGGCATTCATCCACACCTCTACAGTATCACATCTAAACTCTGCTCCATTATGTAACTCTCCATCAAATTGAGTTCCCATTCCTCCACACATTAAATTACATCCTCCTAACCTAACAAAGACACTTGGTATTCCTACAGTCTTTCCTTCTCCTTGAATAGAGTAAAAGACTTCACTAATTGCTAATTTCTGGCTCATATATAATTGTACTTGTTTTTGTTTCTTGTAATTCTATTCTTACTATTGGCATTTTTGCTTCGTTCTTTATTCTATTAAATAACCATATTGCCATATTCTCTGCTGAAGTTTCAAAAGGTACTTGACGATAAGGTTCGTTTGCAAATCTTAATATATCACATAATGGGTCTTCTTCCCATAAAATAAAATAGTGGTCATAGAATTTAATTATAGGTTCTACTTTTTTATCAATATCACTAAACAACATTGTTATTCCGTCTTTCATTATAGTAAATCTAAACACACATTTGACATCATAAGTGTGTCCGTGTAATCTTGAGCATTTTTCTCCTGCTGTTTTATTTCGGTGTCCTGCATAAAAATAATATTTCTTTTCTATTTTCATATCCAACCTTTTTCTTTTGCTTTATAATATCCTTTTACTCTTAATTCGGTTGCTGGATTATTTTCGTTACCATAACCCCATTCGTTTTCAGTCATATCTCCATTGTAGTCTGTTAAAGTATCGTTTATAATAACATCTAAACAATTTAAGTCTTTAGCTAACTTCCAAGTTTCTGCTTTATCTAAATACATTAAAGGAGTATGTATTCTATAATCTCCTGCGCCCAACCCTAAAGATAAAGTGGTTTGTAAAGCATCCATAGTTGATTTTCTACAGTCAGGATAGCCACTATAATCAGTTTGACAAACTCCAGTTACTAAATCGTTTATTCCTTGCTCTGCTCCATAACTTGCCGCTATTGTTAAAAATAATATATTTCTTCCTGCTGTAAAAGATGCCGGTAAACTATCGTCAATATAAGATGCTTTGGAATGATCTGTGTGTTCTGTTAAAGAGGAGGATGCTAAAAGTCCTTTTATGTTAAATATTTTATATTTAATATTTAATCTTGATGCTATTTTTTCTGCTTGTTTTAATTCTTGTTTATGGCTTTGTCCATAATCAAAACCTATTGCCTCAATATGATTATAATATTTTTTTGCCCAATACAAACAAGTTGTAGAATCTTGCCCTCCTGATAGTAATACTATTGCTTTTTTCATTTTTTTTTATAAATTATGTTCTGCATATTTTTGAAATTTTACCCATTCATAAAAATTGTTGTCAGCGGTTAAATTTGTCTTAACTCTCATTCCTGCTGGTTTGCTAATTTTATTAAATCCATTACCATTAAATCTATATACTGCGCCAAACCTATTTCCACTTAACCAAGAAGTAGAATCAACAGAATAAAAAGGTATTTTATGCAGCATTTTAATTTTAGTATAACCTAATCCGTGAACTTTTACTCCTTTACTATTTGCGTATCTTACCATTTTTTCAAGTCTTTTAGGTTCTTCTCTTGTCCACTTGCTTTCGTACATTCCCGAAGCTGATATAGCTATATATTTATAATTCTCACAAAGAGTTTTATAGTACTCTACCCCTAACATTTTATGAAATACAGGGATTGACTGTTTACCTGTTTCTTTTTCAATTCTATCTCTTAATTTTTCAGTTTCATTAATTTCTATAATTGAATATAAATCAAGTTCAAAAAAATGTTTTATATTGTGTTTATTAATAAAATCTATATACGTAGTCACATACTTGTTCCAGTTTACTTCTTTTCCTCCAAAAAAACTAAATGCTCCACTATCTAAAAGAAAATCTTTGTACAAATGTATTTCAGATGCTTCTTTTGGGGTTATGTGGTAAAAGGTTTGTAGCCTATAAAAATCATAATAATTTTTATCTTGCCAAACTTTTGTTAAGCCGCTTCCTGCTAAAAACACTTTCATAATCCTAATGATTCCCAAACAACACTTTCCTTAGAGCCACCTAAAGAAGTAAACTTTTTAATTATTATTTCGTAATCTTCTTTAGAATATTCTAAAACAATTTTATTTGTTTCCTCTGCTGGTTCTGATTTATCTTCTTCAAAAAAATCATCTAAGTTTATATCTTCATCAGGCTGCCAAACATCTAATCCCCAGTCTTTAAGTTCTTCATTACTATATTCGTTTGCTAATAAATCCCAATCCCATTCTCCTGAACCAACATTATCCTTTATAATAAATTCATTCTTTTGTTCTTCAGTCCAATCCTCAGCATCATCAATCCAAATTTCTTTCATTTTTAATTCTTGACAAGCCTTCCATCTCATATTCCCTCCCAGTATCATATAGTTTTCATCAACTATTAAAGGTCTTTTTTCCATCATTTGAGGAAAGTTTTTAATAGAATTAACTAATTTTTTAAAATTATAATCTTTTACAATTCTTGGATTTTTAGGATTTCCTTTTATTTTATAAATTTTAACTTGTTGTTTCATATATATATATATAACATTTTTTTAATACTTATTTAATTTTATCAATATACAAACTTATTTCAGTTAATTCTTTTAAAAGGGATAACAACTCTCTTTCATTAACATTAATTCTATTAAGTCTTTTTTTGTTTTTGCTGTAACTACAATTCTGAATAATAAATTGTGTTAAATTATTTCTGTAATTTAAAAAATATAAATAATCTTTTACATTGTTTTGTTGTTGCAATTATGTTGTTCTTAATTTTAATAAATTATAGCATTCAATATACTTCAATTTTGCTTTACCTTTATATTGTTGTTTAAATAATTTATAAAGTTTTTTAGTATATTGGTATTGTGTGTTGCAATCCTGATAATAGTTTTGAGCAAACTTCTTTCCCTTGCCTTTAAAGTAGTTTACATTGTCTGCTGAATCTCCAACTATCATTTGCTCATAGAAATTATATAAGGCTTCTTGTTTGCTTATATCCAAAATGACTTTATGTTTATGATGATAATTATACATAAGACAAGGAAATTGTTTATAGTCTTTATCAATGGAAATAATCATTACATTATCTCTGCCAAATTCTTGGCTTAATGTAAACCAATATCTCGCTACCATATCATCTGTTTCAACACCAAAGGCATATTTACTTTCGTAAGTATCTTTAACGTATTGGTGCATAGGATGAAGAAGTGGAGGTAACTCTTGTTTTTTTCTATTAGCTTTATAATTTTTAGTTATTTGTTTTCTAAAATTACCTTTGCATCCATTAAATGTAATGACCTTTTCAATCTCATATATATTTTCAAGATCGTTTACAATTTTCATAAATTGTTGGTCAAACTTTGCAATAGAATGTTTTATGTCAGTATAAAACTTATTTTCTTCTGGATTATTTTTAGTTCTAAAACAACTTGCGAATACTAAACTATCCGCATCCACCAATAAAATCATTTAATTAATTCTAAATTAAGTTCTTTTGCTACATAATTAATATGCTTTTGAGTAGTAACACTCCACCATCCGTGTTGTATTAATTTACTGCCTTCAATAGTTGCAACATTAGTTGTGTAACTCCATACTTTGTTTCCTTGTATGGCTAAATTTTGTTTGTACTTTTCAAGTTTTATCATAATAAATATTTTAAATTAAAAAAAGTAATGAGTTGTTAGAAGATTTAATTGTACTCCATCTTTCCAATTAACTGAGTGCTCAACCTCATTACTAATAGTATAAAGATATATATAAAATATATAATAAACAAATTTAATTCAAGTTTATTTTTGTTGCTTGGTTTTCCTTGAGGAGATATACTGGTTTTAGTATTCTTTTTTTTGTCCATAATGTAGTATCAGGACAATATCTTTCTACAGGTTTTGGCATTTCTAATGTATTTAACCAATATAAAAAATTTCCTTTAGGATCATTTACAAAATAAAGTTTTACAATTTCTTTATCCATTTTCATTAATTCATCATATTTATATTTTTCAAGCATTTTATCCTCATAGTATTTATTTCTAAATTTCATTTCAATAACACAAGGAACACCTTTTCTTGTAAATCCTGAAGCATCATAATGCTCGTAACCTTTTCCAGTCCATTTTAAATCCCAGCCATCAAAATTTAAAAACCTTATTAAAGTTTGCTCTAGTTTATGAATTTTATTTATCCCCATTTTTGTAAATGGTATTTAATTCTTTTATATAACGATTTATAATACTTCTAGAACAAGAGGGACAGGGTTTAAATAGTTGATGTTTAAAGTATTTTGAGTGGAGTTTACACACCAAGTTATATTCTTTTTCATTGAACTCGTTTGGGTTTGAAAGAAAGGCAGTCCAATGTTTGTAGTCATCGTTATTAAATTTTACCATTTATTAATTTTTATTTTATTCCAGTCAGTTCTTCTTTTATCACATTTACAATCAGGATATATTTTTTTCCAAACATATCTTATTCCTGTATATTTTGTAAAGTAATAAATTAAATCTCCTAGTTTCATAATTTTATTTTTAAATCTTCTCTTTTAATATAATAGGCATTTGTATATTTCATTAATTTACAATCCCAGTTACTTATTTTATTATAATCTATAAAATAAAATTCAGCAGTAGTTTTATCTAAAATATAAACAAACCAATATAAATCTATTTTATTTAAACCTTTTTTATGTGCTTCTTCGTTTACAAGTAAATGTGAATATTGAGAATGCTGATTTGTTTTAACGTCTATTCTTTTGTTTTTTAAAATAAAATCAGGGTTCTTGCTTGATTTAAAATCTATTAAATTAGCTACATTAAAAGGTTCATTTATATTTGTTAAATAATCTATTGTAATTAACTCTCCTAATATTCCTAGAGTATCTACGTGAGTATTTTTAATACCTCTATCAAATCTAGTGTTAATTTTATTATTTTCTTTATTCATTACATTTCTTGCATAGCCTATTTGTTCAGAAATTAACCAAAAGGATTTAGGAAATTTATAAGTCATATTTGTTTTTTTAATTTTTCTATTACTTTTCTATAAGTGTTATATAATGAATGATAAGGTATATTTGTTCTTCTTGATAAGTTTGCTATTGATTGGTTTCCACTTAATAATTCATAAACTTTTTTATCATACCAATACATTTTATTTAATTCTTTTAAAACTTTATTATAGCTTTTTTCAAAGTCAACATCATACTGTTCGTTGATACAATTTTCGTCATCTATATTTAAAATTAAAACTTTGTTTTCTTTTTTTTGTAAATTAAAATAAAGTGTTTTTAAAGTTAAAAATATATAATAATAATTAAAATCTTTGTCTCCATAATCAATATTCAATCCTTTATTATGGTATCTAATAATTTTAATATACATTTCCTGAACTATGTCTTCAGCATAATAATGTTTACAACCAAAAGATTTTACAATATCAATCCATATATCGTGTTTTAAATAAATATCTTTTAAAAGTTGCTGCATATTATTTTAAAGGATCATATAAATTCCCAATAATTTCAGGCATACCAACTTCATTAATTTGAAAACTAAATGTTTCAAATGAGTAACCTCTACTTCTTTTACATTTAACAGTTGTCCATTCTTTGTTTACAGTATTTGCTTCTAACTGAATTTGAACCTCACATTTTTTTTCCATAAAACTTCCCAAATGTCCTGTGGGTTTGTCGCTTCCAAAGTTAGAATGAATCACACACATAATATGTACTTTGTAGTTTTCGGACCATTCCATAATTTTTTGAATACAAGCATTAGATTCTTCTAAATTATTAACATCACTAACTAAATCAGCAATCCCATCTATAATTAAAAGTCCTGTATCTTTAGATTTATGTTCTAAACAGTATTCTATAAATTCAATTCGTTGTTTAAATCCAATCGTCCTTAATCCAAATGTAAGATAATTTTCTGAATAATCCTGTTTATTCATTTCTAACACTCTTTTAAATGATTTTTGTGCGTGCCATTTCCCCTGTTCAGTATCTATGTGAATAACATTTTTATCTTCTCTATGGCCTTTTAATTTACCTCCAAAGTTGTTTGTTGTTCCTAAAAATACAGATGCTAAAAGAGATACAAAGAATGTTTTTTTGGTTTTAGGTGGTGCTTGAATTAAAGAGAAGTTTCCAAATGTTCCTAATGGTATAGGCAAAAGCATATCTCCTTTTTTTGTTTTAATTAAATTTTCTCCATAAGATAAAGCAACTGGAGGATATTCTAAAGATTCTTTTGGATTAATATAACAATCAGCTTCTATACTTTCCATTATTAAAAACTGAATAGTTTCAGCATCATCAAGTCTTTTTTGCATATTATAAATATATATGTTTTATTTCAATAAAAAAAGGGGAAAATTAATTCCCCTTATAAAATTTAAAAAAAAGATTTTAGTTAAAATGGTAAATCTTCATTTACTGCTTGGGCAACTTGTTGCTCTTGTTCTGCAACATTAATAATATTGTTTGTCCAAACTACTTTTCCGTTACCTAAAGAAAGTTTATTAACTTTTGCTTCTCTTTCTTCTTTAGTTTGACTATCGGTAACCCAAACATTGTTTCCATATTTACTTTCGTCATTAATTGATAAAGTAAAGTTGTAATAAACTGCACCATCTTTACCTTTGATAAATTTTTCTTTAGGTAATTTATCTACCCTAATACTTGCTGTAATAATTCCTGCCATAATTTATATATTTAATTGTTTAATAATTCATTCCTAATGTAACCACTTAAGGTCATTCTTTTATCCTTTGCTCTTTTTTTTAAAGTTTCTTTATCTTTAATATTTAGCTTCAATAATAAAGCTGTATTTAATTTACTCATATTTTAAAATTTAATAGTTTTTTTTCAATATCTTGATTAATAGTATAATGTTTTTTAATATCATTAATAGTTTTGCCTTGTGATAAAGCATTAATAGCATTTTTAAATTGTGGTGTGTTATCTAATAATTTAGGTTTTGATTCTATTGGTGGCACAATTCCTTTGGATGCTAAATTACCATCATCATCTAATGCCTGTAAAGCTAATAAACTTTGTAATGTATATCTTCTAAAATAAGTTATTGCACTACCCATTTTCTGAGCATCTAAATTATTTGGTAGTTGTATTGACGATTCAACTGAACCTCCATCTAAATCGTTTATAACACTTCTAACTTGATTATCTGTTATAGGTTGTAATAAAACCAATTCATATTTCTGTAATAATGGTTTTAATTGTCCTATTAAAGAATTTATATCAAAGTATTTTGACTTATAAAAAGGATTAGTAGCATCTTTGCTAATTGCTCCAAGTTCATTTTGTAAATTAAATAACTTAGTGTATATGTTGTTTTTCATATTGTTATGTTAAAATTTGATTATTATTTAAATTTTCTAGTTTAGCCTTTAAGATTTCAATAAAGTCTTTATTAGTTGTGTCTTTCATTTTAAGATTATAAATATCATTTTGTAAGTTTTTAATAATATTTTGATAATATTCTACTTGGATGTAGTGTTCTTCGTGTGAGATTGTTTTGTCCATAATATATATTTAATATTTAAAACAAATATACAAAAAATATTTAATATAAAAAAAAAGACCTAAAATTAATTAGATCTTCTTCTTGTTTAAACCTTAGTCATAAAGTCTAAAAATAATGGACTTACTCAAATATAATTATAAAAATTGATTTAACAAATTATTATAATATAATATCATAGATTCTAAATCCTCATTTGAATACTTAACTGTTGTTCTTGATTTTTGTAATAAATCTTCAGCTATTCCTTTGCCAAATAAATCTTCAAGTTTTAAACCAAATTTATACTGTTCTCCGTATCTCATTACATTACAAGCATAACATTGAACTTGACAGTTTGTAGCATCCCATCTTGTTGCATAATGTTTACGAGACATAAAATGTCCACATTGCATTCCCCTTTTAAAATGGCTTTGTTTCCCACAAGTAAAACATTCTACTATTTCATTATCTGAATATCTAAGTCTAATATATAAAGAGAATACAGTATCTAGTCTTTTAACTATACTTTTTCTACTTTTCATTTATCCATATAATATAAAAACCTATCTCCTGTATTTTTATCTAATGTTCTTATGGCCCTATAAATTGCTCTACTTTGTTTTTTTGCTTCTACTCTTTCAGATTTAGTTGATTCTTTACCTAAATTACAATATATGTTTGCATCCATTTCAAGTAATGAATCTATTTTTCTTCTAATAGAATATGTTTTATAATTTAGTATTTTTTCAATTAAGTAACTTATCATAATATTTTTTAATTAAATTAAAACAAACAAAAACAAAACCAAACAAATAACCAAAAGAAAATAAAAGAAAAAGAAAGAAAAAACCCCTAGAAAAAAAACTTTTTCAAATTGCCTGATCCAAGCAACGTCCATCTTTATTAGGTTTTGCAAGTTTAATTTTTTCTAAATATAGTAAAAAATCTTTACCTTTTTATTTTTTCATAACTACGACCCCCAAAATAAGCCGCAACAGTCGTTGTAAGCAATAGTTTTAAAAGTTCTTTCCATTCACTATCAACGTTAAAGTTAATAGCACCAGCATCTATAAAAACCATTAACACAGTACTTACAATTAAGAAGATAAGAACTAATGGTCGAACATTCTTTGATAAATAAGAATCACTTTTTAAATCTGTTTTCCATCTTTCTGTTACACTTTCTTGTATTGTGGATTCCGCATCAATAAAGATTTGATTCATTTCTTTTTCAAACTGTGCCTTTTCTACTTTACTAAATGTGTGCCTATCTATAATATCACTAATCTTTTCTGCTATGTTAGCACCTACACCTCCAAATAATTTAGCAAGTATCTTATTCATCTTTTGATCTTTTAATTGGTTTTTCAAAATCAACTCTAGAAATAGACTTCTCTGATTCTGAACTGTAAGTAGTGCCTCCACTAGGTGCAGCTTTATAGGTGTTATTAATTGTTGTGCTGCCTATATAACCATTATGTCTCCATTGATAATCATATCTGTATGGTTGATAATAAGGTCTACTATAAAGAGGGTAGTAATTTATATATTGATTAGGTCTTATTTTATCAATAGCAACTAGAATAGTGTCTCCTTCTAAAGTAACTGCTAATACGTGAGATGCTACAGGTTGTTTAACATAGTTTCCACAAGCTATTATAAATAAAAAAAATACTAATGTTATTAATTTTTTCATCTTCTATAAATTTTATCTTCTATTTTATCTAATCTATCAGATTCTGATTTTATAAATTGCTCAAGAAATAAAATCTTTTGCTCTAATATATCGTGAGATTCAATAGGTGGTAATTTTTTAGCAACTTCAATCTGCTGTTTATTAATTTCTATTTGTTTAGTTAAGGTTGTATAAGTCATTGTAATACTTATAATTCCTCCAATAACTAAAATAATAGTTTTTAAGTCTAAATGTAAATCAGGTTTACCATCTCCATCAATATCTAAATTTACTTTCTTATTCATCTTTAAATGCTTTATAACACATTGCTATTGCCTGTGATTTCTCGTGATACTTCATTAACTCAGGAACACAGCGAATCATAAATTCACTTTGTTTTTCTTCTGATTTTTTCTTTGGTATTGGCATTTAATATAATTTAAAATGTAATGCAAATAGTATGCAATAAATATTTATTTCAGTAAAATCTTTATCAAATTCTTTTGGATAATAACTAAAACCTAATAATGGTCCTGAACTAAATCTTTCTATTATTGCAAATTCCCACATTAGCAATTTTTACAATCTGTGTAAGTATAATACTTTCCTTTACGTTTAATCTCTAATGCTTGTTTTCTATTTAGTTTTTTACTTTTATAAGAAACGTGAATCCATTTAGGCACACCATCTGAATCAGGAAACTCAGAAATTATTTGGTCATAATCTAAATTATCTTTTATATAAAGAAATATTTCAAGATTATTCTTACCTCCTAAAGATGTAATGTCTATTGCTTGACCATCTAAATGGGAAGAACTCATAGCACCACCAATTCTTGTATTTAATTCTTTACTACGAAAAAAACTATTAACCTTAATCGGTCCACCTACCCATTCACGTAATGGTTCAAAAACCTTCTCAGCTAAAATCTCCATATTTTTAATATGTTCAGCTTTTGGTTTGTTATCAATATTATACTGTTTAGCATAATTTGAATTTACACCCTCTTTATAACTTATGTGTTCGCTTATTTTTTTCATACATTAAATACCATTTGTGAGCAGTATAAAGAATAGTAACTGTAAGCAATATGATTTTTAAAACCATATCAATATTTGTGAAACTCAACGTAAATGCTGATAAATTAAT